CTGGTTTTTTTATAATTTCTTGTATTTGTTCAAGATAATGATTTTTTTGTTTCAATTTTTCTTGTCTTTGACTATTTAATTCATCTAATTGTTTATCAACTTCAACAAGTTGTTTAGAAAATTCACGTAATTGTTCCATTTACCTTTTTTTACTTTAAACTAAAAAAAAGAAAAATAATCCATTTTGTAAAATCAAAAAATAAATATATTGGAAATTATATATTTATTTAAAGGCTACAAAGCTCCGACCGACGCTAAGTAACAGTAATACTCTAAAAGTATTCCCTATTTTTATCGTAAGCTCGGCATCCCGTTCTTACGTCTACAATTTCTGTTAATTTGTAGAATTTTCCGCTATTATAGCCGTGTACGCTATAAGAATATCATATCTTTTGATATGTCTATATAAATTATAAACAATATAAATTTATTAACAGCAAATTTATATTTATTTATATTCTATTTTCCTTCTAATTAAAATGTCTTTTAATTAGAATTATTGCAACATTCCGCAATAATTTATAATCGTCTAAAACGATTTCTATACCAGAAATAAATCTGTTTGGAAATGTTTTTCTTTGTTTTATAAAACACGTTTTAAGTAACTTCTTTTCATAACTTTAGAGAATAAAGAAATGAGAATAGTTTCTTACTGAAAACAAACTATTATAAGAAGAAGATACTTTAATGTGTTTACTTATAAATATAAGTAAAGTATTTCTACGTACCCTTACCTTAGAAAAAAATAATCCGTTTTTAATATATAGAGAAAAATGTTTGATGAAAAAGAAATCTTACATTTAAAAGAAGTTTATAATTCAAAATATTCAGATAAAATTACAGAAATGAATCCAGATAAAATATGGGAAATTATTTTAAAAAAATTTAGTTCAAAATGTAAAACTGGTAGAACAGAATGTGTTATTTCTCATATGATAAATAAATCAAAATCACCATCATCATGGATAACAAATCCAACAGATTGGTTATCTGATTTAGATATTGATCGAGTTGAACATAATTTTGTTAAATTATTTCCAGATTATTATTATGTTGGTTGTGTTACTATTGATTTTGATTTAAAAGATGAAAAAGGAAAATGTATTGTAGATGCTTTATGTAGTTTAAAATTAAAAACATTATATAAAAAAGGAAAAACAAAAATAGGTATTATTTTTAATACAGATGTACATACTGGTGAAGGAGAACATTGGATGGCATTATATTGTGATATATCACCAGAAATTGATCAGCCACGTATAACATATTTTGATTCATATGGTACTGTCCCAGAAAAAGAAATACAAAAATTAATGTTACGTTGGAAAACAGAATGGGATTCTTTACAATTACATACGAAAGAAATGGAAACTACATATAATTTAATACAACATCAAAAAAGTAAATCTGAATGTGGTATGTATTCTTTATATTTCCATTATTGTTGTTTAAATAATATATCTATGGATGAAAGAATTCCAGATGAAGTTATGAATATTTTTCGCAGATTTCTTTTTAAAATTAAATAAATAAGAATGGATACTGAATATCTTTTATATGTTGTAATAGGTTTAATATTTTTAGCTATACTTATTATAACCTTTATGATGACTGGTTCAAAATCATCCTCTGAAAAAACTGGAACACAAAATTTAATGGAATATACAAAAGTTATATCTTTATCACCATTAGGTTCATCTACTGATAAATTATGTGATTTTTATATTGCATCTTCTGCATATTCTGTATTTCCAAGTTATACAACTGGAGATTATATTTCTGAAAAAATGATACCACTTGTTATTAAAGCGGGTGCAAGATTAATTGAATTAGATATATATGATGGTGGTAATAAACCAGTTGTAGGATTAAAAAATGAATCATTAGGATTTGATTATGCAAAAAATTCTGTTGATTTAGAATCATGTTTTGTTGCATTAGGAAATTCAGCATTTAATAAACTTGATACACCATTATCTAGTGATCCTTTTATATTAAGTTTAATGTTTCATACAGAAAATACTAATATATTAAATGCTTCTTCACAATTATTAAAAGATATTCTTGGAAGATTTTTATTAGGACCCGAATATGCATATCATAGAAAAAATTTAGCACAAGAACCTATTGATAATTTAAAAGGAAAATTAATTATTGTATCTGGTGGTTCAATCAAACATACAAAAATGGAAGAATTTGTTAATTTATCATGGTCTACATCATCTTTACGTAGATTAACATATATGCAAGCATCACAACCATATGATCATGAAGAATTAATTGAATCAAATAAAAAATCTATATGTATGGTTATACCAGATCCCGATCCCGATTTAAAAAATAGTAATCCTACAATTTTATTTAGTTATGGATGTCAATGGAATTTAATGAATTATGGTTCTTTAGATATGATGATGGAATTAAATATAGAAAAATTTCAACAAGCTAGTTTAGTTTTAAAACCTTCTGAATTAAGATATAAACCTTCTATATTAAAAACACCAGTATTACCAGATCCACAAACACATTCTTTTCAACCTATGATGCATACATCACCAATATATGATACAAATCCAAAAACGGGTGATAAATCTATTGTTGTTTAAAATAAAAAAATCCTCGCGTTCATAATAAAAATGCCAAATAAATGGATGACACATGTTAAAAAAACTATGAAACGTGAATCTAGTAAAAAAAAATCTATGGGGAAAGGATGGTTTAAACATGTTTTAAAAAGTGCAAAAGCATCTTATCATAAAAAAGGTGGTGGTGAATCTGATCCACCAGTCCCAAAACCAGAAGAAGCACCAGAAGAACCACCAGCAAAATCAGAAGCAATGGAAGGAGGAAAACGTCGTCGTCGTAAAACACACAGAAAACGAAGATAAAATTATAGAATAAAAAAAGATTCATTATAAGATAAAATGGGTGGAGGTTTATTACAACTTGTAGCATATGGAGCACAAGACGCATATATTACTGGGAATCCCCAGATTACGTTTTGGAAATCGTTATATAAACGCCATACAAATTTTGCTATGGAATCTTTTCGAGTAAATTTCTCAGGCACTACACAATGGGGGTCTAAACAAACTGCTATTGTTGGACGTCATGCAGATTTATTATATTCAACATATCTTCAAGTTGAATTACCTTTGAAAGGAAAAGGTGCTACTTCTAATTATGTATGGAATAATGATCAAGGTGTTTTAGGATTTAATTTACTTCGTTATATTGAATTAGATATTGGTGGACAAATTATTGATAGATTATATTCTGAATGGTTATATTTATGGTCTGTATTAACATCTAATTCTACAACATTACAAAAAACAAAAGATTTATTAAGTGGACCATGTTCTAATTTTGGTGCATCAGCATTAACAAATGGAGTAGGTTGTGGATCTAATGGTAGACAAATTAAACCTAATATTTTATATGTACCATTAAATTTTTTCTATACAAGAAGTCCAGGTGCTGCATTACCATTAATTGCATTACAATATCATGAAGTTAAAATTAATGTAATATGGAGTGATCCCGAACTTGTTGCTGGTAATTTTACTACTTTATCAACATTACCTCAACCTACATCATCAGCAATTTATGTTGATTATATTTATTTAGATACAGAAGAACGTCGTCGTATGGCACAAGCTTCTCATGAATATTTAATTGAACAAGTACAATTTAATGAAGATAAATCTATAACAGCAGCAAATAATAGAATTGATTTGACATTTAATCATCCCGTAAAAGAACTTGTATGGGTAGTACAACCTTCTTATTATAGAGATTGTAGTTTAATGTCACAATTAGCAACTTCTGGAAAGAAATATTACCAAATTCCAGCAATTACTTATGCTGGTACTGGTTCAGGAGCTGTGTTTGATGTAGAAGTTTTTACTAGAAATCTAGGAGTTCTTTCTTACACTAATATTAAAGTATCTAAAGATTCATCTGGTAATGTAATTAATGGAGGTTCTGGATATACAACTAATAGCAATTTAATTCAAAGATCTATTTTATTAATTAGAGGATCTCAATTAGGTGGTGTTGATGGTTTAAATGATTTATATTTTGATATAGATGATGTTGATGGGAATGGAGCTTTAAGTAGTACTGCTACTGGAACTCAAACATCTTTAGCAAATTCTAGTTTAGATAATGCAGCTTCAACGGGAGTACAACGTTTATTACCATTTACATATGATCAAGATCCAGTATATGAACAATGGATGCAAATTAATGGACAAGATAGAATGGATCGTAGATATGGTGATTATTTTAATAAAGTTCAATCTTTTCAACATCATGTTGGTTCTTTAAGTGCTTCATCTAGTACAAAAGCTGTATATAGTTATTCGTTTGCTTTAAAACCA